GATGATGATGAATTTTCGGAATTCATTAAAATGTTTTTTCCTGATTATAAAATCAATTTTAATTTTATTCGTAAATCGCCATTAAATCAGCTTGAGCCGAACTTCATACACAGCGATGAGATGATGGGAGACATCACCGTCATCCTGTATTTGAACGAGGTTCACCCGAATGAGGACGGAACAACCATATACGACAGCTCAAACAAGCCTGTATGCAGGGTCTACGCAAAGTTCAACCGTATGCTCGCCTTCGATTCAGATATGCTTCACTCAAGAAACATATTCGAGAACTTTGGCGAGGGGGACTCTTCGCGTCTTATACAGGTAATTTTCTTAAAAGAGAAGTGATGGACAGCAAGGAGATACGCATGAGGATCATCGCCGCGGGCGAACTAGCCGTAGAACAGCTCATCAAGGTGGCCAAGGAAGACATCATCAAGCCTGACCCCGAGGATGAGTTGGCTGCTGACAGGCTTAAAAATGCTGCGGCAACAAAGAAATTAGCGATATTTGACGCATTGGAGATCCTGAGCCGTATAGAATCGGAGCGGGAGAACCTAGAATCCTCCGAAAGAGGCGAGAGTAAAGTAGAAACAAAGCAAGGTTTTGCGGAAAGACGTTCAAGATAACGTACTTTATAGGGAGGTTCCCAACCATATCCCTAACGGAACCATAAAGTCTAGGAACAAGAGCAAGTCTTGGACCTATGGCTACCACGAAAAGTATGACGTGGTGGTAATCTCTAAGAGCGGGGAGATAGGTGATGTGGTAAACATCTCAGGACTGAACATAGCACTGCCTCCTACACCATCAAGCTGCTATAAAAGGGGCAACAAACCTAGCGAGCAGTATTGGGAGAGGCATGATATACCGAAGGAATTGGATAAAATTCAGTCCATATTCCAATGGAACGAGAAACCTACAGAGTTTAAGGCTAAGTGGGTCGACTACATAGAGCAAGAATTCGACTACAGGGAGCAGGGCTTTTGGTTTATGAACAACGGAAGGCCCTGTTACATTACAGGGTCCCACTACATGTACCTACAATGGTCGAGTATTGACGTAGGATATCCTGACTATAGGGAGGCAAACCGCATCTTCTTCATCTTTTGGGAGGCCTGTAAGGCAGACCCTAGGTCTTTTGGCATGGTCTACCTCAAAATACGTCGATCAGGCTTCTCTTTTATGGCCTCATCCGAGTGTGTGAACGTGGGAACCCTTGCAAGGGACTCCCGTGTGGGCATATTATCTAAGACGGGGGCCGATGCCAAGAAGATGTTCACCGACAAGGTGGTGCCAATCAACAACAAGCTACCCTTTTTCTTCAGGCCTATCATGGATGGTATGGATAAACCCAAGACCGAGCTAGCTTTTCGGGTTCCTGCCTCCAAAATCACCAAGAAAAACATGTACGAGGCCTCGGATGAGTTCATCGAGGGCTTGGATACGACCATCGATTGGAAGAATACCGAGGAAAACTCGTATGACGGAGAGAAACTACTGCTCTTGGCTCATGACGAGTCAGGAAAGTGGGTCAATCCGAACAATATCCTCAACAGTTGGCGTGTAACCAAGACCTGTCTGAGGTTGGGTAGCAAGATTATCGGCAAGTGTATGATGGGTTCGACCTCTAACGCCCTGAGCAAGGGTGGTGGTAACTTCAAAAAGCTCTACGAGGACTCTGTCATCAGGGACCGCAACGCCAATGGTCAGACCAAGAGCGGACTCTACGCACTCTTCATCCCGATGGAGTGGAATATGGAGGGATTCATCGACAGGTATGGGATGCCTGTGCTTAGGAAGCCCAAGGATCCTATTGCAGGGGTGGACGGGGAGTGGATTTCCAACGGTGCTATCGATTATTGGGAGGCCGAGGTAGATTCCTTGAAGAACGACTCGGACGCCTTGAACGAATTCTACCGTCAGTTCCCAAGGACGGAGTCTCATGCGTTCAGGGACGAGAGTAAGCAGGCTCTTTTTAACCTGACCAAGATATATCAGCAGATAGACTATAACGACTCCATGATAAAGGACCACTACCTGACTAGGGGTTCATTCTCATGGAGGGATGGGATACGGGATAGCCAAGTAATTTGGACGCCTGACCCGAGGGGTAGGTTCCTAGTGAGTTGGCTTCCTAGTAAAAACCTTCAGAACAGGGTCTATGAGAGGAATGGAACCAAGCACCCCGGGAATGATCACATGGGATCCTTTGGTTGCGACTCCTATGACATATCAGCGGTGGTAGGAGGGAGGGGTTCAAACGGATCTTTGCATGGGATGACCAAGTTCCACATGGAGGAGGGTCCGGTGAATGAGTTCTTCCTAGAGTACATAGCACGACCACAGACGGCTGAGATATTCTTCGAGGAGGTGTTGATGGCCTGCGTGTTTTACGGAATGCCCATCTTAGTTGAGAACAACAAACCTAGGCTGTTATACCACTTTAAGAACAGGGGGTATAGGAGCTTCTGCCTGAACAGGCCCGACAAACCCTATGCGAAGCTGTCAAAGACCGAGCGTGAGTTAGGTGGTATACCGAACTCTTCAGAGGACGTCAAGCAGTCTCATGCCTCGGCTATCGAGTCATACATAGAGAAGTATGTAGGCTTGGATTTCACGGGGGCCTATCGTGACCCTGACGAGATGGGCACGATGCCTTTCACTAGGACGCTTGAGGATTGGGCTAAGTTTGATATCTCGGACCGGACCAAGTTCGACGCCTGTATCAGCTCGGGTCTAGCCATCATGGCTAATCAGAAGCATCTGTATCAGCCTGAGAAAAAAGAATCCAAAATTAGTATTAACTTCGCAAGATACCGAAATGACGGCACAACTAGCGAACTGATTACATGAAGGATATAGAAGTAAACATATCTGCCACGGCCTTTCCAAGCCAAATGGCTTCAGATGCCGAGAAGGCGTCCGAGGAGTTCGGATTAAGGGTCGGTCAGGCCATACAATATGAATGGTTCAGAAGGGACGGTTCGTCTTGCAGGTACTACACGCAGTGGCGCGACTTCCATAGGCTCAGACTATATGCACGTGGCGAGCAGCCTATTGCAAAATATAAAAATGAGTTAGCTATTGACGGTGACCTTTCCTATTTGAACATAGATTGGACTCCTGTTCCTATCCTTCCGAAGTTTGTTGATATTGTTGTCAACGGGATGTCGGATCGTCTCTTCAAAGTAAAGGCATATGCTCAGGACGCTATGTCGCAGGCTAAGAGGAACAAGTATCAGGATATGATTCAAGGACAGATGGTTGCAAAGCCAATCCTTGAGAAGGTACAAGAGCTTACGGGTGCGGACCCGTTCATGATGGATCCTGAGAAGCTTCCCGAAACAGATGAGGAGTTGAGCCTATACATGCAACTCAACTATAAGCCTGCTATCGAGATTGCAGAAGAGGAGGCCATCAATACCATACTTGACGAGAATAAGTACGAGGATATAAGCAGGCGTTTATATTATGATATGACCGTGTTGGGCATTTCAATCGCCAAGCATGAGTTCCTTTTGGGATCAGGAGTAAAGGTGTCTTACGTGGACCCTGCGAATGTGGTTTATAGCTACACAGAAGATCCCTACTTCAAGGATTGTTTCTATTGGGGTGAAATCAAAACAGTTCCGATGACGGAGCTTTTGAAGATTGACCCTACCCTGACAAGGGAAGACTTGGAAGAGATTTCAAAGCACAGTCAGTCTTGGTACGACTACTATAACGTGGCTAGGTTCTATGAGAACAGCTTGTTCTATAGGGATACTTGCACATTGATGTATTTCAATTACAAGACCACCAAGAAGATAGTATACAAGAAGAAGATCCTTGAAAACGGAGCTACTAGGGTTATTGAAAAGGATGACCGCTTCAATCCTCCTGCCGAGATGATGGAGGAGGGTAGTTTCGAGAAGATAGAGAAGACTATCGACGTTTGGTATGAGGGTGTGATGGTTATGGGAACCAACTATCTTCTCAAGTGGCAGATGTCAGAGAACATGGTCCGACCTAAGTCTGCATCTCAGCATGCCATACCAAACTACGTGGCCTGTGCGCCTCGTATGTACAAGGGTGTAATCGAGTCATTGGTCCGTAGGATGATTCCTTTCACCGACCTGATTCAGTTAACGCACTTGAAACTTCAGCAGGTCATCGCTCGTGTCGTACCTGACGGAGTATTCATCGATGCCGATGGTCTTAACGAGGTAGACCTTGGAACGGGAAGCGCCTACAATCCTGAGGACGCACTCCGACTTTACTTCCAAACAGGTAGCGTCATCGGTCGTAGTTATACGCAGGACGGAGAGTTCAACAACGCACGTGTTCCAATCACTCAGTTGACGTCCAACTCAGGAGCCGCGAAGACTCAGATGTTGATTGCTAACTACAACCACTACATGGACATGCTACGTGCTGTGACAGGACTGAACGAGGCTCGTGACGGATCGACCCCTGACCCTAACTCATTGGTCGGCCTTCAGAAGCTAGCGGCATTGAATTCAAACACAGCAACGCGTCACATCTTGGAATCAGGCCTATTCATTTATAGGTCACTAGCCGAGGCACTGACATACCGAGTGGCTGACATATTAGAATACTCTGACTTCAAGGATGATTTTGTAAACAAGATTGGTAAGTACAACGTGTCGATTCTCAATGAGATTTCCGACCTGTACATATACGACTTTGGCATATTCGTGGAGGTGGCCCCTGACGAAGAGCAGAAGGCTCAGCTAGAGGCTAACATTCAGATGGCCCTGTCAAAGGGAGATATCAACCTTGAGGATGCTATCGACATCCGTGAGATAAAGAACCTTAAGCTAGCCAATCAGCTCCTGAAGTTAAAGCGTGTCAAGAAGATGGAACGCGAGGAGAAGATGGAGATGCAAAAACAGGCGATGATGTCTCAGCAGCAACTTCAATCCCAACAGCTCGCTGCTCAGGCTGCCGTCCAAAAGATTCAGCTAGAGACTCAGTCGAAAATGCAAATCAAGCAGGCGGAGGTCGCCTTTGATATAGAGAGACTTAAAAACGAGGCTCAGTTAAAATCTCAGTTGATGGCTGAGGAGTTCCAATACAATATCCAACTCAGTCAGATGGAGGTAGGAGCCTTGAGTGAAAGAGAGATGAAGAAAGAAAAAGAAAAGGCCAAGCGAATAAGCATTCAGAATACTCAGCAGTCTACGCTCATCAATCAGCGTAAGAACAATCTCCCTCCTATCAATTTTGAATCCAACGAGGACAGTTTGGATGGCTTTGACTTGGCTGAATTCTCACCACGATAATAAATTATATATATTCGCACTAATTAAAATATAATGATATGGAAATTGTAAAGGTTAAATTATTGGATGATGTTGAACCAAAGGGTGTAGCCGAAACGGAAAAAGCCCTTTTGGAGAAGCATGAATCCGAACAGAAGGCTGCTGAGATAGTTGAAAACAACATTCCTGAGCCTATTACGAATGAAGGGTCCGAGCCTGCAAGGCCCGAACTCAATGAGGATGACGTTCTTTCATATATCAAAAACAGGTACAACAAAGAGATAAACTCTTTTGATGAACTTATTTCGGAGCGTAATAGGACAGAAGAACTGCCCGAAGACGTTGCTGAATATCTAAAATACAAGAAGGAGACAGGAAGGGGATTTGACGATTTCCTCAAGTTGAGGGAAGACTACGAGTCGATGGAACCTGATAATCTTCTTCGGGAATACCTTTCGGCTACACAGGAAGGACTCGACATGGATGATATCGAGATGATGATGTCGGATTATCAGTACGACGAAGACCTCGACGACGACAGTCGGATCAAGAAGGTGAAAATCGAAAGGAAAAAGGCGATTGCGGAGGCGAAGAAATACTTCAATTCTCAGAAGGAGAAATACAAGGTGCCACTTGAGTCAAGTCCGGCGTCTATCTCCAAGGAAGAGAAGGAGGAGATTGAAGCTTATCGTAAGTACCTTAATGAGTCAAAGACTATCGAGGAGGAGAACAATCGTAAGCGAGGATGGTTCGAAAAGAAGACTGATGAGGTCTTCAACAATGGGTTCAAAGGTTTTGAATTCAATGTCAACGACCGAAAGCTTACGTTCAATCCCGGCGATGCCGCTGAATTGAAAAAGGCCCAATCGAATCCTATGAACTTCATTGGTAAGTTCTTGGATGAGAATGGCCTTATCAAGGACGCAGAAGGCTATCACAAGTCTTTGTCTGTTGCAATGAATCCCGAAAAGTTCGCTAGGTTCTTCTACGAACAAGGGATGGCTGACGCAACCGATGACCTTATGCGTAAGACTAAGAATATAAACATGTCAGAGCGTAGGGCACCTGAGGTGGCTAGGCAAACTGACGGCGTTCAGGTTAGGGCGGTGAACCCTGACTCCGGCAGGAACCTTAAAATCCGCAGTAACAAAAACAGATAATAATTATTAACAATGGCACTTTTAGGCACACCAACATTTGCGATTACGCCTCAACCTACACAAGGCGCAGCGCTTCCCGGAAGTTACATCGCTTCCAACCAATTCAACTTCCTTACTCAGTATCTTCCTGATACCTATGAGAAGGAATTCGAGCGTTACGGAAACCGTACCGTAGCTTCCTTCCTTCGTATGGTTGGAGCTGAACTTCCTTCAAACTCTGACTCCATCAAGTGGGCAGAACAGGGACGTCTCCACATCAAATACACCAATTGTACCGCAGCCGCTGCTACAACGGGTGGTTTCACACTGAGCATCGGCGATACCGGAGTAACGGGAGCTAACGTAGCTATCCGTGTAGGTCAGACCGTTTTGGTTCAGAACAACACTTCAGGTGTAACCAACAAGGGCGTAGTTACGGCTATCACCACCGCTACCCCTCCTGTTGCGACAATCGCATGTTACGATGCAGTTGTCATCGCCAACACCAACGTGTGTACCATGTTTGTTTATGGTTCTGAATTCCGCAAGGGCACTCAGAGCATGACCAACACCTTGGAGGCTAACGACACCTTCTACAGCAACAACCCAATCATCATCAAGGAAACCTACACCGTAAACGGTTCTGACATGGCTCAGATCGGTTGGGTAGAGGTTACCACCGAGAATGGTGCTACGGGTTACCTGTGGTATCTTAAGTCAGAGCATGAGACCCGTCTCCGTTTCGAAGACTACCTCGAGACCGCAATGCTTGAAGCTATCCCTGCAACCAACGCCAACGCGGGCAGTGCTAGTGCAGCAGGTCTTAACGGTTCTGAGGGTGTATTCCATGCCGTCAACAGCCGTGGTAACGTATGGGGTGGAGCTATCCCTGCGACCCTCGCAGAGTGGGATACCATCGTAGCTCGCTTGGACCGTCAGGGTGCAATCGAAGAGAACGCCGTATTCGTAAACCGCGACCTGAGCTTCGCTATCGACAACATGTTGGCTACCTTGAACGGTTACGTTGCAGCGGGTACCGCATCTCAGTCGGCCTCCTTCGGTCTGTTCGACAACGATGTTCAGATGGCCCTCAACCTCGGATTCACAGGCTTCCGTCGTGGCTATGACTTCTACAAGTCTGATTGGAAGTACCTGAACGATCCTAGCTTGCGTGGAGCATTGAACACAACCGCCGCTACCGCTGCGGGTACCATTACGGGCCTGTTGGTTCCTGCGGGTTCTACCACGGTATACGACCAAATCATGGGCAAGAACGCCAAGCGTCCTTTCCTGCACGTTCGTTACCGCGCTTCTGAGGCTGAAGATCGTCGTTACAAGACATGGATCACAGGTTCTGCAGGTGGAGCTTCCACTTCTGACCTCGACGCTATGTCCGTCAACTTCCTCTCCGAGCGTTGTGTCTGCGTCCTTGGCGCTAACAACTTCGTTCTGTTCCGCTACGGAGCGTAATCAATGACAATATGGGTGAGGGTGTACTTTCAGTACATCCTCCCCTTATTATTATCTAACAATTCAAATACACTAAAATCATGGTAAAGCTTGCACCAAAAGACCGCACGTATAGGATGAAGAACGGGAGTCCTCTATCTTATACACTCCAATCTAGGAGTAACCCGAAGTACCCGCTGTTGTGGTACGATGAGACAAACAACAGAAACCGTCCGCTTCGTTATGCTGTAAATCAGAAGTCCCCATTTGAGGACGAGCAGGATAATAATGCCATCCTAGAGCCTATTGTTTTTGAGGATGGAATGCTTTTCGTCTCAAAGACAAACCCTGTACTACAGGAGTTCCTCTATCACCATCCTATGAACGGACGCGTATTCGAGGAGGTTGACAATGAGAAAGAGGCAGCGGAAGAGGTGTCGGACCTCACAATAGAAGTGGACGCCCTTATAGAGGCGAGAAACCTCACAATAGACCAAATGGAAATGCTGACCCGTGTCATGTTCGGCAAGGATCCTTCACTTGTGACCACTGCCGAGATGAAGCGAGATATCCTCATTTTTGCAAAGAGGTCTCCGAAAGATTTCCTGAATATCGTAAACGACCCTGAGCTGAAGTTTCAATCAAAAATCCACTTGTTCTTTGATAAGGGCTTATTGAGCCTTAGGAATAACAACAAGGAGATTTGGTTCAGCACTCCGACCAATAGGAAGAAGATGTGTTCTATTCCTTATGGGCACGACCCGTACGAGGCGGCTGCGGCCTTCCTTCAGTCGGATGACGGTATCGAGGCATTGAAAATGCTAGAGACCCATCTTCCCCAAGCCTAATGTTTCGCTTTTGGCAAAAGCAGGAGGGTACCGGATGGTACCCTCTTTTTTTTGTTATATTTGTCAGGATTCCTATAGGCTACCTAGATGATTAACTCGGTAAGAAATACCGTACTGTCTGTCCTTAACAAGAACAACTACGGGTATATCTCTCCCTCTGACTTCAATTTGTTCGCCAAGCAGGCGCAGATGGAGCTGTACGAGGAGTATTTCAGCAATTACAATAAGGCCATTACGATGGAGAATACTAGGCAGGTCGGGACCGACTATGCCGATATCTCCAAGCCTCTTGCCGAGACGTTGGATGTGTTTTTGGTTTATGATTTTCTTCCTCCTGTGATTTCATTAAATGCGGGTCCTATCGATGGAAAATTCCAAACCCCCGAGGCCTATATGATAAACAGGCTGACCTGTTGGAAGTTGATTACATCGGGATCTGACGGGGCGATTAGCGGATTTCTTAATGATCCAACAAAGAACTTTGTTAATTTAGGCGTAAAGGTTGGTGATTTTTTGATTGATGTTGCATCTGAAAAATTCACTACAGCATCAGCAATTATCACTATAACAAACCCGAACGATACCATTATACCAAATGATGACATTTTTGGTAACGGAAATCTATACAGGATATTCTCTAGCACAGAAGGATATGATCCTGAGCGGGTTACAAATGGTAACATACGGATGCTTAACTCATCCTTGTTAACAAAACCCAACACATTGTTCCCTGCATATACACAGGATGAGTCAAGCATTGGAACCCCCACTATTGGGTATCCATATAAGGTGATAAATATATACCCCAATACCATATCGGGATACGGGGCATTGTACTGCGCCTACTTCAGGTATCCAAAGGACCCCAAATGGACCTATATCACCTTGTCAGGTGGCGAACCTGCCTTCAATGCTAGCGCACTTGACTACCAAGACTTTGAGATGCCATTGGAGGACGAGTATAAGCTCGCCATGAAAATCCTGCAGTATTGTGGCATCAGCATCCGCGAAGGAGAAGTCGCTCAGTACGCTATGGCTCAGGAGCAACACGAACAGCCATCCTTCAGTGTCCAACAATAAAGAACTACCTAGCAGATGGCATATATATCTCAGTATCAATACTACGACAACTCGGGTAACTCGCCTCAAGATGCCAATTGGGGTAGCTATCAGTATGTGAGCCTGTACGACATCGTTAACAACTTCATGCTGATGTATGCGGGTAACCACTCGCTAGTCAACAACGAGGAGCGTTACAAGATCCTCTTCCACGCAAAGCGTGCGATTCAGGAGTTGAACTATGACGCCTTCAAGGAAATCAAGGTCCTTGAGCTTACCGTTCCTGACACGCTTCGGTACGTCCTCCCTTCTGACTTTGTGAATTGGGTTCGTATCTCCCTTTATAAGGACGGATGGCTCAGGCCGCTGACCGAGAACATTCAGGTCATGTCCTCCAACGCATACCTTCAGGACAATGCGGGAAATATTTTGTTCGACATCAACGGGAATATCTTACAGCCTCAGAACTCCAACCTAGACTATGACAGGCTTCACAACCTTCAACAGAGTATATATCTCAATCAAGGTCATCAGTTTCATGGTAATATGGGTTGGTTTATTGATGGCAATTGGTATTTTGGATATAACCTTACAGGCCGTACGGGCCTTAACACGGAGACGGCCAACTTCAACCCGACCTTCAGTATCAATAAAAAGGCAGGCGTAATCAACTTCGACTCATCGATGTCAGAAGAGACCTGTATACTCGAGTATGTGTCTGACGGCATGGAGAACGGAGATGACTCGATGGTATCAGTCAATAAACTATTCGAGCAATATATATACGCTGCCATCAGGTACGAGGTACTAAACTCCAAGCTAGGCGTTCAGGAATACATTGTAAACAGGGCTAAGAAGGATAAGTCATCCCTTCTTAGGAACGCAAAAATCAGAATGAGCAACATACATCCCGGAAGGCTTCTCATGAACCTTCGTGGAATGGACAAGATGATAAAATAATATGGCTAAGGTACCAAGGAACTTTGTTGCAGGGAAGATGAACAAGGTCGTTGATGAACGACTGCTTCCTCCCGGAGAATACGTTGACGCAATGAACGTCCGAATGGGTTCTACCGAGAACTCAGAAATCGGAGTCATCGAGAACACAAAAGGCAACAAAGCCCTTACCACCCTGTTATATATAGACGGAACTCCGTTGAGCAGCCTTGCCCGTTGCATAGGCGCGTTGGACGATAGCAAGAACGAGACCATCTATTGGTTTGTCCATGATCCTGACTTTACTCCTAATACAAGTCCTGCAGGATCGGGGAAGTTAGACCTTATAGTTTCTTATAATGTTTTTACGGGAATACTTATTTATCACGTAATAAGCATAGATGACGGATCAGGTGTTGCTACTACATTGAATTTTGATCCCGCCTATCTTATAACAGGCGTAGACAAGATAGAGGACCTTCTATTTTTCACAGACGACTATAACGAGCCTAGGTTCATAAACGTAAAGAGAAGCTATGCGGTACCCGTCGGTAACGTAGACTATGGTGGAAACCCTTCTCTGCTCAAGGAGGCTTTGTTGGTTGTCAAGAAGCCGCCAATGAACCCTGTAGTAGTTTCATTTTCGAACACTGCAGGGCAGGAGAACTTCATGGAGGACAGGTTCATCTGTTTTGCCTACAGGTACAAGTACGCTGATGGTGAATATAGTGCTACCTCTCAATGGAGTGAGCCTATATTCTTTCCTCAAAGCTTCCAATTCGATTTGTCTAGCTACCTGAACATAGGCATGGAGAACGCCTATAATACGGCTATCATATCGTACGAGACAGGCGGTCCACTAGTAAAAGGCATTGACCTTTTATACAAGGAGATGGACAACAATGTGATAAAGGTTATAGAGAAGTTGGATAAGGCTGATATGGGATTGGCTGACAACTCTACATACACCTATTCATTTACCAACAGTAAGATATATACAGTACTTCCCGAGTCTGAACTGCTTAGGCTTTACGATAACGTACCTCTTTCTGCAAAGGCTCAGACCATCATGGGCAACCGACTTATGTATGGAAACTATGTAGAGGGGTACGATCTTATAGACAAGTTCGGGACCAATGTCAACATAGACTATAATACCACACTGAATTCGAATGAATCAGGTCTTATAGACCTTACGACATCATTAAGTTCAGGGACGTACTCAATGTCTATAATAGGAGCCACTCCCGGAAAGGTAATAGCTAATTCTATTGTAAATATAGACTTTACCCCTATAATTTCTCAGTATGGAAAGATACCAAAGGGGTCTTCTATAAGCGTTGATGTATCGTATATAAGCGATTCCTTTGAAGGGCAGGCTCCTTTTCCTAGCACGGGCACCCCTCAGACAAATGTTAACTTTAATTTCTATACAAATGTTGACTATTTATCTGTAACAGATTTAGCTACGAGTTCTGAGTTCATAAATGCTGTTGGTAGCGCAAGCAATATTCAGGCTGTCCCTTATTGTACTAGCGGAATAACATTCACAGACACATTCAACTGCAGCGTTGTTCAGAACTACTCTGTCGCTCCTGTAGGAATTGTAGAGAAGTATTATAGTGCAATAAATTCACTTTCTCCTGCTCCCGATCCTGTCCCAACGGGATTCGTATTAGGAACTCCTATAGGGCTTGCTTATTCGGGAAATACCATATCATTTCAGTTGCTTGCAATGTTGTTCGCTGATAATGTAAACTCAACGACAACCCCTCCCACTCCTCCAACTAAAAAAATTGTAGAATACTACAAGATAGTATCTCATGCAGCATCTTTCAAGTTACTTTCAAGCACAAAGAGCCTTCATAGTAACAGGGGGTATGAGATAGGTATGGTGTACATGGACGAGTTTGCTAGGTCGTCTACCGTCCTTGTCAGCAGGTACAATACAGAGTTTGTTGAATGCGGAAAGTCTGAAAAACAGAACAGCATAAGCGTCACTATTCCTGTTACTCAGAGGGCTCCTTATTGGGCTAAGAAATACAAGTTTGTCTGTAGGGCCGACAAGGAAGGCTATGAGACTATTTACTGTCCGTTGTATTTCAACGACCCTGATGACTCTGTAGTCTACTTCTTATTAGAAGGAGAGAATGCTCGCAAGGTCGAGGAAGGCGACAGGCTTATAGTAAAAGCCGACTCCAATAGTGTACCTCAGGACTGCGTATACGCTACGGTTTTAGAGAAGGAGTCAAAACCTTATAACTTCATAATCAACTCTCCCGACGGAGCTCCTCCTGCGGGTGTGTATATGAAGATAAGACCTGATAACTTCTCTACGGTAAAGGGTCAGGACTCATATATTGATTTGGGTAAAAAAGAAGCTCAGTCTAGAGAGGCAGGCGTTTGTGCTTCTTTAGCTAACAATATATTGGCTGATGAAGGAAGTCCTTATTTATGTTCATTGCCGCATCCGACTATTGCGGGAGAATATGTCGACATAGAAATACCCGCAGGTAGCCTTGTCATCATTCAGATATATTTCAGCCGTATAGGAACAGGTGATGCTTGCGAAAAGAGGATATATAATCTTGACCTTGAAATAAGAGCCTCTAATGACTACCCTGACTTCTATTCTTTTTGGATGGGAGAGAATATAGGAGGATTAGTTGATTCAGGATTTAAGGATGTTGGTGGTGCAAATACATTGAACAACGTATTCATCCCCGGCTTTGTTCCTTGGCCAAATGACCTCAGTGGAATTTGCAGCTCAGGGACAAATAAGTATCAGTTCAAGGAAGATAACACGGTGCCTGTTACTACACCTGAAAGCGTGTATCCAAAATACCTACAGATATCGGGGACCACAGCATGTTCGGGAATAAGGAGATATAAGAGATGGTCTAATGTTTCCTGCAGGATTCAGATATACAAGGCCGAAGATGCCTGTGTGTTTGAGACCATGCCGTCTGATACCCTTCCTGATGTGTTCTTCGAGAATAACCTGTCTTATGATATTGATGCTGACGGAAATCATTTGGGATTGTCGGGAGATACGGATCAGGATATAACATTAGGCATAGCAGGTGTGATAAACACGGGCTTCTTCAACTGCTACTCTTTTGGTAATGGCGTTGAGAGTTATAAGATACGAGACTCCATCGTAGGTAAGACCATGAACTTAGGGAACAGGGTCAACAGTGTTTCTGCTCAGGATTATAAAAGGGCAGATAGGTTTGCCGATATCACCTATAGTGGAGTATACAACCCCGAGACTAACGTAAACAAGCTCAACGAATTCAACTTGGGTCTTTTGAATTACAAGAACCTAGAGATTTCATTCGGCAATATTTATATTTTGGACGGACGTCAGACTGATGTGTTGGTCTTACAAGAAGACAAGATTTCATATGTCCTTGCAGGAAAGAACCTGTTGTCGGATGCCGCTGCGGGCGGAGCCATAACGTCTGTCCCTGAGGTATTGGGAACACAGATAGCTAGGACCGAGAAGTATGGCATCAGCTTCAACCCTGAGAGTTATGTTCAGTGGGGCTATGACAGGTTCTTTACCGACGCAAAGAGGGGTGCTGTCATTCAACTACGTGGCGACTCGTATTCCAACGAGCAGTTGAAGGTGGCTTCTGAGATGGGTATGAGGACATGGTTCAGGGATACCTTTATAAGCTCCTTCAATAATCAGAAGTTGGGAGGATTTGATCCTTACATGAACGAGTATGTCTTGTCGGGCAACGACATAGACCTCCCCGAACAGGTAGAGTGTTCAGAGTGTGGTATACAAAACACATTCACGCTAGAGACGCTTGAATTGAAGGGTGACCTTAAGAAGTACTGTGTTAACCTAGGTCAACCTGTGGGGCCTGTTACCATCACATATAATGTCACGGTACTTGATGTACCTCTTTTTGCCGCAGTACTCATAGGTGCCACCTACAATGGAAACACATACTCATCAGGTCCGATAACCTCAGTGGGATCAGGAACCATTACATTTAACAAAGATGATAACACCGAGAACACGGTTGAGATAGGTATCTCGTACCCTCAGGGTCGTACGATTGTCTCAGTGTTGGTTTCCTGTCCTGAGGTAGAGTATCTGAAGATAATAGAGGTCGTATATACGGATCCTATAGATGCAGGCCTCACAACCCACGCAGAATTCTATTATTACCACTACACACCTTCTACTTACATATCGGCACTTCAGTCCAACCTTGTGGTATTCGAAGGAAACGATTCCAACCCGTTCATATCTAGGTGGAATGAGACAACGGGCGTAGTTGGTACGGCAGGATTCCCTATTTCAGGAGATACGATGAGGTTAAGAGTTAATCAGATTCCTCCTGATTCGTTCTCTTTCAATCCTTCTAATAACAAGTTCTTGTATCTAAGGACCGACACTCCTTTTGCAAATGACATCGCAGGGGTAACGGCACTATACGCAGCTGCTAATTCTGCAACGCCTATATCAGGATCTTCTCCTATTTATTATGCAGACTTCACAGTTCCCGCTGCCGTAGGAACAGGGCTCAATTACCTGTACCTGATTTGGGATTTACGGACTGCTACCCCTGTAGATTTATGCTACTCGGATACAAATGAGGTAAACGAGATATGCTGCAACTGTACTAAATGCGAAGATGTATGTACATCTTTGGTAATATCAAACGCATCTAGCGTTAATCCTGTCGTAGTCGTATTCCCTAGTGGGATGTGCGACAACCAATACCTCGAGGCGGTTGTAGAGATACCGCCCGGTGGTCAGGGAAGTGTATGCGTTGTAAATGATAACAATTGGTATATAGAAAGCGGCATAGCCTCCATAAGAGTTGACGGGTGTGGACCTTGCACTATTGACTGCGTTTCAGAGTGTGAGACATGGACGATTACAACAGGTCAAGCTCCGGGCAACCTTTCGGAAGTTGAGTATGTAACATGCGATGGAACAAATCAAACGGTAACGGTAGGAGTGACTTCTCCTAATTGGCTTGACATATGCGTAAAAAAGGGAGAGACCCCTGAGGTAGTAAGTGGAGGAGCTGTGTTATACTTAGGAAATACCTGCGGATGTTGTGTGGACCAACCATGTTGGTACGTATACTTTGAGCCTACAGATGGTCAGGCCTCTATATCCTATTGGGATTGCAGTGGAACCTTTCAAAGTCAAATAGTAGACCAATACCAACAGATATTCATCTGTATAAACAAGAGTTATCCTACTCCTCAAGTGTACACAGGTCCGGGAGAAAAGTATAACCTTCAGATGATCAATCCTTGTAATTGCATAAGACAAAGTACAACATAACAAAATAACATGCCTATATCTTCAAGCGGATATTTCATAAACGGACCTACTCTTCTTACGGCTACGTCGGTATTTACAGACAGCGGTATGACCATATACGCTGTTGATGGATTTTATTCTGACGGCACATCAGTAAGGGAGCAACTCGGAGGAGTGCTTCAGTCCCCTACGTCATGCCCTTCCTGTCTTGCATGGAACTGTCAAAATCCTGAATTCTCGTTCAATAGCAGCTCCTTGCCGGGTGGCCATATACCGGGTATGTACAAGATGAAGTTTTCATCAACAAATAGTGGAGCTGTTTACGTGTTGGTAAACACATCAGGAGACACTGCTATAGGAGTAAGGGCTACATACAACGGTCAGGTGTACAATAGATTGAGCAACAATGGAGGCGCTCCATATGAGGATGGATATTTGGCTCAGCCTGACCCGAATGCTCCTGTTTGGATAGGAAGGACAAATTGTTGCCTTGTACCTGAATCGGGGTGTGGTAATCCCGACCCGTATGTTCAGCCATTGACTAAGATATATCAGTATAACCCTGCGCTTAACGTATTTGTCGACACAGGAACGAATACTGTTATGACTGTGAATTCATCTCAATTGGATTTGCTGACTAGTGGGATAAACAATGCAGTGCTTATTATACCTAAACCTCCTGTACCTAGCGCTCCTACTGATTTTGAATTGGAGATTTGGACCCTTAACTCACAGCCCGACTGCGGCTTTATCCCTGATTGGTCTGTATATGTATATTGTCCAACACCTCTACTTTCGGCTAGAAGGACTTCGGTGTCTGCCAATGAAACAATCGCCTGTGGAAAAACCCCAAACATCCCGTATTGGTATGCTAAGGTGTCAGGAGGTGTACCAACGGATTTATTTTATAACGATTGGGTCTTTGGTGATGTCAACGGGGTAAACGTCCTTGCCGATGGTTACTATAGGGCCAATAACCTCACCTCTCCCACTGAAGACCTTTGGTTCAGGGTTGAGAATGGAAGGGTAGTGGAAATAGACGCATGTCCATAAACAGGTAAGCAATGGTATTCACACTCACATACAGCGATCAGGCCGATGGTTGGCCTTCCTTTTACTCCTACTACCCCGATTGGATGTTGGGGATGAATAACTATTTCTATACATGGAAGGGTGGGAATCTATATCAGCATAACGACTCCCTGTCCCCTAGGAATACATTCTATTCTCCTTGGTGGACGATTATCGGTAACCCTGCGGGAGCCTTCAGTCCTTCGACTATGACTAGCGTATTCAATCCGTCTGTCCTAGAGAACGTCCTATTCAAAACCATTGACATTCAAGGAGATGACTCTTGGGCTATGCAACTTTCTACCGACATTCAGAACTCGGGATATATTGAGAAGGGTTGGTTTGAGAAGAAGGAGGGGACCTACTTTGCCTTTATCAGGAACAACTCATCAGGTGAGCTTTCCTTGAGGAGCATGACGGGTGTCGGTGTGACATCCAATGCAACAATAGCCGGACCCATCACCACCATGGTATTTGACACTGAGGTAGATTCGGTTGTCAGTATTGGTGACATTGTTTATTGGGTAGACACATCCCTTCCTGTTTTGACTCCTATTTTGGCAGGAACCCTAACGAATGTCACTAGGACATCCTCTCAAACCACATTTACGGTAAATACATTATCTCCTCCGGGTACCACACCGATTCCGTCCCCTGTATTCTATGTACTCTATGTGAAGAACTCGATAGCCGAGTCCCATGGGGTATTAGGTCACTATTGCGTATTCAATATGCAGAATAACAATGCGGGCAAGGTGGAATTGTTTGCGGTAGAGGCAGATGTTATGAAGAGTTATCCCTAAAAATCCTAAATTTGTAGGGCATGAAGGCACTCAAAATAAGGGTATTGGAAGAAAATGACTACGAACAGACCCTTGTCGGGTGGTGGAAGGATTGGGGTTGGCAGGCGCCTGATAAGGACTTTTTGCCTGAGAACGGCAAGGGTGGTTTTATTGTTCTCGATGGCAATACACCTATTTGTGCGGGGTTCCTTTATGTTACGAATTCAAAGGTGGCTTGGGTGGATTGGATAATCTCCAACAAGAACTACAACCAAAAGACCAAAAGAAACGACGCCTTGAACCTGTTGGTATCTACACTCACCAACGTGGCAAAAAGCTCGGGTAACAAGTACGCATACGCCCTGATAAAACACCCTAACCTTATCATCAGATATAAGGAACATGGCTACCTTCAAGGCGACTCATACGTGGGGGAGATGATAAAAACATTATAAGATGGCAATAGCAACATCAACAGCAATAGCGGCGGCAGGTCTTGCGATATCGGCAGGGACTACCGCTATGTCATTCGCTCAGGCGGGCAAGCAGAGAAGACTTCAGCGTGAGGCTGAGTCCGAGGCTGATAAGTTCATGGCGGAGGCTAGGAAAAAACTAGACGTCAACTATATGGAGGCTCTTTCTATTCAGAAGGAGCCGTATGAGTTGGCCCGTCAGGCGGCTATTTCAGCAGGCGCACAACAGATTGAGGCTGCCCGTGAGAGCGAGCGTGGCGTAGCTGCTACCGCAGGACGCCTTCAGATGGCTCAGACCGAGGCTCAGGGACAGATACGATCCGCTATGGGTCAAGAGCTGTCGGCACTTGAGATGGCCACAGCCGAGGAGGAGTCAAGGCTTCGTGATATACAGACGCAATTAGACTTAGGTGAGGTACAAGGGGCTCAGCAGGCTGCCGCCGATGCACAAGAGGCAGCTGCTCAGGCTACCGCTGAGGGCTTTCAAGGTCTCACTAGCACCGTTCAACAAGGCCTTGAGATGGTTCCGCTCTATCAGCAGACGCGGGCGGGAAAAGCAATGGCGGGGGTAGAGGCCTCGTATAATAAGGCGGCTAAAGAAGGAATGCTTGGGCCTAAGTTTATGAAGGAAGGGAAGGCTATTCCATTTCAACAGGCATTTGAAATAATGGGAGCAGAGAAGGGTATCAAAGGAGTAGAAGGGGTAGGGTCTTTAACGGGTGAGCAATGGTCAAAAAGAATAGGTGAAATTGGTGCTAAGAATATAAAGGGACTAGAAGGTATATACGATTGGTCTGCAGGATTAAAAGTTAAACCAAAAACCTATTTTGATTATGGCAAACCAACCCTTTCAGAGTTGGGAAGATTCCCCGGTATAGGAGGTTAATAATCTATCAATAATATAGCTACATAGATGGCAACAAAATACGGATACGTAGAACGGACAGCGGACAGCTACATAAATTGGGCTGAGGTCGGCAAGGACATGTCGGACATGCTTGCCGAAACAAGCCGTGTCCGTGAAGAAAAGAAGGCTGAGATTGACAAGGT